TCATCATAATAATCCATAAACATTTGATATGCTTTTTTATATCTTTCTAACTCACTCATTTTCTTTTTCTCCTTACTGTAAAATCAATTCCAAATCTTTTTTCATGAGATTTGATTGGTGCGGCACAATGCGTAATTCGGGGATCAAATATTACAAAGCTTGTAGGCTTCATGTGTATAGTTTCTTTCCCATGAATAAACTCACCACCATCTTTGGGTTGCCAGTTTGAATTAAGTAATCCCATTATTTTTATATAATCCAAATCCTTTTCGTGATCTGTATGGGGATTGTCTTGTCGATGTTTATCTTTTATAGATATTGCACAATACGATACCTCAGGCAAAAATAAATCTGATGCAAACTGACCACCCTCGGTTTTACTATTGTAAATCTGTATGAGTAAACCCATTGCCATGCCTGCAAGCAAATTATGTACAGGATCATTCTCAATAACATCTAACTTCAAATGTTTATCTTCAAAAGGAAACCCAAGAGGGTGTTTCAAATTCCAAGTCTCACTTGTCTCTGCAACACCTTTCATCATTTCTAGATATTGTGGAGAACAACAATTATCAATCACCCGAAGCATATCTAAACTCCTTGTTTGCAGATTCATCTAATTGTTTCATAACTTCTTCAGTGAAATAAGTTTCTGGTGAAGATAGAATAGTTTTACCAAACTGTTTGCTTCCATCAGGAAGTTCAAATCGTGTCGATACCTTTTTGAAGATACCATACTTCTCAGCCAACTCTAACAGTCCATAGTATTTGTCAAGACCCTTATCATAAGTAAGTCTTACATCAACCATCTTATTCTCTTTAGTCAAACGAGACTTGTGGTTCTTACAGTGAATAATGTTACCAACAACTTCAGTACCATCTTTCTCTTTCTTCTTACTCAAATAGATAATAGAACTAGCTGCATACTTGAGTCCAGAACCACCACCCATTTCTTTTTGAGGGAACATAGAACCTACCACATCATATGTGTGATTGGTCACAACCATAGGAACTTTTGCACGACCAAGTTTCAGAGTCAGCACACGAAATGCAGCTTTAAGAACTTGAGCTCTTGTCATGTCTCTTGTCTCTTTACCGTCTGCGGTATCTTCAACTTCTTTGGTAGTACTCAACATACCAAGACTATCCAGACACAAAAACATAGGTCTGCGGTCTGCTTCGTTTTTTGCAAGATACAAATCCAATACCCTTAGAGATTGAGTTCTAAATTCTTGCACCGTAGTGACAGGCATAATCACCATACGCTCAGGATCAATACCCCTATCAATAATCATTTGTTTAGTGATTGCAGATTCACTCTCAAAGTATATCACTCCAGCGTTTGGATTCTTGTCTAGAAAGTTCTTGACAATTCCCATCAGAAAGAATGTTTTACCTGTTGCACTCTCGCCTGCGATTGCAGTAATCTTGTTTGATGGCAAACCACCATAAATACTTCCACTCAGTAGTGCGTTGAATATATAACTACCTGTGTCGATAAACGAATCAACATCTCCAGCATCTACACCATCACTTACTATGGATGCGTATTCATTACCCACCTCTTTGATAATACTTTTTAAAAAATCATTTTCAGACATATTATTTCTCCATTCATTTAGCTATAGTATACTACAGTCATACAGTTTTGTCAAGACAAATATCACACATATTGCAAGTAACTTCCTATAATGTATTTGGGTGATATCACTGGTTTAGCTCCTGCGTGTATATGTGTCCATAGTGGGGGAAACATTATACAAGAACCTTTCTTACATTCCACCTCTAAATCCATTGTAGGAAAAAAAGTATGTCCACCTATGTTATCAGACAGATAAAAAAATACAACAAGGAATCGTCTTGCAGTTGCATAATCCAATACATCAACATGAGGTGGAAACTCATCAGAAGTGTCAGGCAAATACCTTTTCATCTTGGGTGGTTCTAACGCAAACTTGTCAGGCCATTGATAAGGTGTGATTTCATGTTCCATCTTATAGGCATCAATCATTTTGCCGATAGATTGTGTTAGAAAATTAACATCTTCTTTCCATAACGTATCAGGGGAATGAAGCATATTAATCTGAGTCAGGGTTGCATTCTTTTCGCCCATCTCTGTGTAGTGAGAATTGTTCTGAACCTCATGTGCAGAAGTATCCTTCTCAAACTTATCAATAAAGTAATCACATTGTTCATCAGAAAGAACTTCATCAAATACGGTGATATAAGAATTATTCATTACACTTTAAATCCATCAAAAGATTTTGACCCAAAACGAGACTTATCAAACGCGGGCGTATCAAAGTCATCTTTATCTTCAGTCTGGTTTGCGTCTGCAAGACTGTGTTGTTCGGATATGTCAATGTCATACAGTTTCATCTTTGCACGATCAATACCAATCACGAATCGTTTGTTCATAGATGGATCATTGTATCGGTTCTTGAGCTGCTTGACTGCAATCTGATTCAACGCATCCAACTCTTCATTACTGATCAACGCAAACATAAGATCAGCAGTCGCAGGCAAACCAAAACTCTCACTGGTATCTTCCAGACCTACATCACTATTAGAGAACCCACTACGAGTGGTCTGAGTTGCACTCATGATCGGTACGTTAGTCTCTACTGCAAGTCCTCGTAGTTCTTCTGCGATTGATTTAATATAGAAGTACGAACCCACATTTGCATTTCCCTTGAAACGACTACTTGCACAAATATTCAGATAGTCAATAAAGATAATATCTGGTTTGAATGTTTTCTTGATAGCTAACTCTTTAATCAATCCACGAAAGTGAGCAGAGTGAGCGCTTGCGGTAGGATACTCTTTGACAATCAGTTTACCAGAGGTAGACTTAATAATCTTATTGATTTTATTGTCAAACATTTGTTTGGGTAGATCATGCAAGTCTTCCATAGAGATGTTCATCAGGTTTGCATCAATCCGTTCTGCGATGCGTTCCTCTGCCATCTCCAGTGTGACATACAATACATTCTTTCCTTGAGACAAGCAGTTCGCAGCTACATGACACATAAACAAAGACTTACCGACACCTGTTCCAGCTAACGCGATGTTTAAGGTCTTCGGAGGTAATCCCCCTTTTGTTATCTTATTGAAGAACTCCAGATCAAACGGAATTTTTTCCTCTACCGTATGGTAGTAGTCAAATCGACTTTCATGGTCTTCTAGGTAATCATGACCTACATGATTATCGAATCCTACTGCGAGAGCATCCGTAAGTATACTCGGAATAGAATCCGCGCCACGCGCTTTATCCTTTCCGTCTATGATTGAGATACCCTCAACGATTGCGTTATAGACTGCGCGGTCTTTGCACCACTTCTCTGTGGTTTCGACTAGCCAATCATAGTTAATCTCTTTGTCTGCTTTCAACGACTTGACTGTTTCCAGTATACGAGAAATATCAGTTTCGTTTAAATCTCTGCGAGTGTCTATCTCTATCTCCAGAGTAGACTGCGTAGGGAGTGCGTTATACTTCTCTACAAACTTTTGTATTTCTTCGAATACTATTCTTTCTGTTCTATCTGAGAAGTATTCACTCTTTATGAAAGGTAATACTTTTCTTGCATACTGTTCGTTAGAGACAAGCTCGGATAATGTTGTTCGTTCAATCGTCTGGTCTGTACTCAAGGTTTTCTTCCTGTAGTTGTTCGTCAATGATATCCACTAATATATCACCAATAATTTTGAAGAAGTCTTCTCCGAATTCCTCTCTATTGATATTTGCATTATCTAGTATACTATACTCAAACTTAAAAGGCAAGTCTCCTTTACCATTCATTTCATGCTCTACGGGCAATACTACCTTACCGTATTGATAGACAACACCTTCGAACTTACCTTCAGAGATACGAAGAGAAGCTTGTTTGTCACCTTCACGAGATACCCAACTCCACTCAGTCATCTTTGTAATTCCTTTGCGAGTTCTGGTTGTTCTATGAACTTTCTTCTAGACTTAGAGAATGACGTAGGTTTAGAAAACCACTTGACGCGACAGGAGAGAAGGTTTAGGTCAGACAATGGTATGTAACCAATGAGTCTGCCTTTGTCATTGAGAATGTAGGTGTGATTGAGTTGTTTGGGATTATCCCACTTAGTTGTTTCTTTCAATACTTTCATATATTTTTCCTTAAAACCATCTGTATATACCCCAGAAATCTATGAGTATAAAAAAGAAGTTGTGAGTAAACATTGCAGTATCCCTTACTCTAAACCAAAAGAAATAGCTGAGAGTAAGATGTCCTGATAAAAATAAAATATAACCATACTTAGATATCTCTATATTAGAAGAGAGAAGAAGTGCAGCGAACAGAAACATAAAAGTTCCACTCCACTTGTATACATTGTTTAGTGCCATTAATAATATTCTACTGTTGTTGCGATTGTTGGGTTATGTCTTGGTTTATCATCAGAGACATAGATTATATCTTCTTGTTCTTTATGCCATGTGGTTGATTCTGTTTCCTTACAGACTACTCTCATTCCTTCGTCATTCTCTTGTTCGTAATACTTTATGACTTCGCGCTTGAGTAATCTTCGTTCTACCTCATATGGGTTTCTACTCATTTCTCTCCTTTAGTCGTAGGTCTTTCTGTGATACAAATAAATTATGTTCCATTCCAAAATCTACTCCGTAAATGGTGTCACCACCATTCGCAAAAATCTTTGTTACTTTACCGTTGCCGTATTCTTCGTGTGTAACTTCATCTTTTTCTACGAACATAAATTTCCTTTATATTATTATTAGGGTAGTGCAATCGAATGTCGCTCAGTTTTAGGGGGTGGCCACTTTGAGATTATCAGAAAATAAATCAAAGACACCTTATTGCATTTATAGTTTATCAAAGCACTTCCAGTTTTAAAGGCCCCCTCTCTAAAAATAAGCTCCCCTCTCACTCAAGTCTTGGGGGCCTATTCCAACGCACCAAGAGTGAGAGAGTATCAACGTGGTTTGTGTATGGGGATGTAACCCTGCCACGATTGAGTTCTAATTGAGAGGAAGCCAACTCATATCCCACACCATAACAGATGGAACTTTCACCGTGGGCCAACCAACCTTAATGGCTTCCTCTCAAACTGTTGTATTGATAGATTAATCCATCAATCATAATCCTTTATGAATGGGACAACACCCCTGTCCCGATAAGGGAGAAAGACTAGCAGTACCACGATTAAGGTCTAGTGGGCGTTTCCCACTCCAGAAGTCTTTCTCTTTTTTCATCTTATATAGCTATTATACTATATGATTCAAACTTTGTCAAGTATTATTTTTAATGATAAACAAAACTTTCTTCTTCACTCTCATTCATTGCTATCTCTGGGTCACTCTCATTCAATGACTCACATTCATTCTCTGCTTCTTGTAAGCGCATCATCCATTCTTTTACTGCAGCCATTCAGATAACTCCTTTAAAGGTACTACTGCATCTGGTTCGAAGTCCTCATCTATTTCTACTACTTCTCCATCATTAGACACACCATATAGAGTGCCGTCTTCATTCTTTTCAACAACGTATGGAACTGATAGAACAACAACCATATCACCTTCAACTATTTCTAACATTTTTCTCCTTATTTCTCATTATATAGCTAGTATACCAGAGTACACAGGGTTTGTCAAGTTTTATTTACGGTAATACTGAATAAAATAATAGACACCATATGACGAACCCTAATGCGAACATAACAATGGCTTTCCATACGAACATAAGTGTCTTTAAAGGGGCCGTAAGCAACTTGTAAGCGCACCAACCTATCAACAGTATAAGAAGGATAGAGATAATCATTTCTCCTCTATCTGGTATCCATATACCCACTTATTATTGTCTAGGTCAAACACACAACGATCACGCAGATTACTCCATATAGATTTAACTGATATGGGATCACCTATAGGAGCATGTACTTCATATAGGTCAATGGCCTTAATGCGAGCCAGTCCAAACTTGGTCATGACTGTATCGTTTATATAGAGTCGTTTCTTCATGCGTCCAGATAGGCCCTAGTAGTTCGAGCAGCTCTAAACGCATCCTCGGTGGATTCTTCTTTGAACACTTTGATAGCTTCTTCAAACGCCATCTGATTTAACTTGACTGTATTCCTAAACGGATCAGCTGCAGCGAAACTTTCACTGCGAGTAATCATGTCAACCTCATACTGGTAATGGTCTGTCTGCCAGAGTACATACTTTGTATACCTCTCAGTCATGA